TATCTATAAAATTTAACATAAATAATAGGCATGGAAAGTCTATTAGATATTTTAAGAACTGAAAAACCTGTCGAACTAGAACAAAGGTCTTTACAAGCATTGACTTGGTTTAGACAAAGAGTTCAGGCCATGAAGTTATCTGGTGAAGGTTTTTATAGACAATCAGAATTAAGAAAAGCGAAAAGATATTTAGAAGGTAGAATGTATCTTTTCTTTTATGATGCAAAGACTAAAGATAAACTTCCTTATTGGGATAGATTTCCTTTAATCTTTATATTAGAGATTACACAGGACGGATTTACAGGACTTAATTTGCATTATCTTCCGCCTAGACTTCGTGTTAGATTTTTGTATGAGTTGTACAAGTATGAGATACAAGAACCAGACGAAGAGATACTAGGTCAAGGAGACAAGTTGGATATGTACCATGCTGAACTTATGCGTTCAAAAATTAGAATGACATATGAGATGATATCAAGTATCAGAAAACTAAGATACTTTAAGGCGTGTTATAGAAAATATCTAACAACACAAATTATAAACAGACCACTTGAGGTGACTCCTGATTATTGGGACTCAATTGCAATGTTACCACTTGCCCAATGGCAAAAGAAAGAACAAAAAGAAATATGGAAAGAAAGTCTGGAGAAAATAAATGGCTGATAGATTAAACATAGATAAACTAAGACACAACTTTGACCAAGGTGCCAGAGCAAATAGATTTCAAGTAAATTTCTTTTGCGATACTCTATTTGGTGCAAAGTCTTTTGAGGGACTAAGATGTATCACCGCATCATTACCAGGCAGACAATTAGAAACTGCTGATTGGTCTGAATATGGACCAACTAGAAAGTTGCCTTACAACTTAACACATGACGGAGGTGAAGTATCATTCACTTTCTTATGTGACTCAACATTTGCTGATAGATATGTAATAGAGGCATGGCAGGCCGCAGTGTTTAGAGGAAAAGATTCCGGAACTTCAATCAATCCACAATTCTCATACTATAACGATTACATTGGTGAGATTGAAATATCACAAATAACAAATTCAGATAAAGACTCATTGGTCTATAAACTTTACGAAGCATATCCAGTATCTTTTGCACAACAAGAATTGAATTCTGAGAGTGGAGATATAATGAGATTTGAATGTACCTTTGCATTTAGAACATTTACAACAGATTATAAAAAACCTAACTCTGTAAGTGGCATAAATAAAGGAAGAAGATTCTTAGATGTACTTAATGATTTAAGAAATTTAAGAAATGGCGGCAACTCTAGTAGTGATGCCGGACAAAGATTTCAAGATAGACTTGCTAGACTAGACGGTCTTTTTGGATAGTATATAATAAATTAGGAGAAACTACATTATGGGTTTACCGATACAGACTGCACCCTCGTATAATTGCGAATTACCAGTCAGCAAAACAAAGGTCAAGTACAGACCTTTCCTTGTTAAAGAACAAAGTTTTCTTTTACAGGCAAAAGAAAGTGCCGAAGCTTCTGATATTTTCAGTGGCATATTAGACTTAATTAAATCAGTGACGGACGGAAAGGTTGATGCGAACAAGATACCAATTGCTGATTTAGAATATTTGTTTTTACAGATAAGGTCTAAATCGATTGGAGAAAGTGTGACTCTTCCTTTAATCTGTCAAGCATCTCCAGATTGTGATGGCATATCTAATCAAGAAATAAACTTGGGTGATATCAAAGTCGACACAACTGGTATGCAAGATAATAAAGTAAAACTGAACGAGAACTTAATCGTTGAACTTCAACCACCTCTAACTAAACTAGTAATGAAGTTAGAAGGTTTAGATGAAGCAGAAACAATCTTACCAGTTTTAAGAGAGTGTATGGTTAGACTCTTCGATGATGAGAATGTATTTGAGTTATCTGAGTATAGAGATTCAGAAATTAATGAATTTATCGAAAGTTTAACAGTGACACAATTTGAAAAGATATCTGAGTATTTTGATTCAGTACCAACACTTAAACATAAAGTGGAATGGACTTGCCCAAAATGCAAAGAAGAAACTTCAGTAGAATTACAAGGGCTTAACAATTTTTTTTAATGTCCCTTTCGCATGAGAGTATAGTTAATTATTATACAACTAACTTTCAGATGATGCAACACCATAAGTATTCATTGTCGGAGTTAGAAACAATGATACCATGGGAAAGGGAAATATATATCAAGATGCTGTTAAATCACCTTGAAGAAGAAAAGGAACGCCAGAAGGCGCAACAAAATAGGAGATAATTATGGCTAAAGATAACGATAGTAATGAAGTCGAAATTGACCTGGATAAGTATATGGCCCTCATCGAAAAACTCGATGAACAAGAAGACCAAATCAAGGAGATGAAAGAGGATGCAATCGCAGCCAGAAATCAACTTGAACCAAAGAAGAGAACATTTGGAGACTTATTCTTAGATGACAATGATGTGAATGAAAAATCAATTATTGGTTTTATATCATTCTTCTTAATGGTCGTATTTGGCATTACAGATTTAGTGACTGCTCTAGTTTGGGATATGGACCTAAAAGTATCTGAAACAATCTACACATCATTTGTAGTTGTGACATTGGGTGCATTTGGAATATCAGAAGCTGGAAAAGCGTTCGGAAAGTAAAGAAAGGATAAATAGATTATATGCCATTACCAAATCCCAGCGCTAATCACCAAGAAGTTCATTCCAGATTACTAGGAGATTCTCTTGTACATCATAGAGAGACCAACATGTGGTCTAGGAACACCGATGTCAATACATTTCGTGGTAATGTTGAAACCAAAGAGGGTTTTTCTAAACTCAGAAAAGGTCTTGATACTGGCAATAAACTAAAAGTACAACAACTCGAAGAAGAAAAAGACCACCGAAAATTTGGTGAGGGAATGTTTAGTTCCTTTACTGGTATATTTGAAAGACTGACTCAATCTCTTAGAGAAGTAAACTTTAAAGTAATGTTTGATGACATTAAAGCAGAGTTTGGTGCAACAGTAGCTCTCCTGAAAACTGGTAGTGAAAGAGTTCATACAGGTTTTAAAGAATTGACCAACGGTATTGGTGCCTTAGGTCCTGCTATCAACACATTAAAAACAACTGTTTTTAAAGGTGTTGCTGTATTCAATGTCTTATATGGTATGATAACAATGTTTGCAGGTGTTATGAGTCCGGTGATTAGACTATTAGGAAAACTCCTAATGAAGATACCTGGAGCTGAAAAGGTAACAGGTGCAGTAAAATCTGCCGCCAGCGGCGCTGCTTCAATGGCCAAAAGTGGTCTTGACAGCATTAAGAGTTTTGGCATGGGAGTAAATCCTCTTGCAAAAGAAGATGCCTCCGATGAAGTAGCTTTTGCAAAAAAAGAACTAGACGATTTTAATGATCCTAAGAAAAAAGAGGCAAGAGAATTTAGTTCTCAAACCGGAGAGTCTACTGTAAACATTTCTGGTCAATCTATACAAGATATAGGTAACTCTGTAGCTAATGAAGGTCAAGGTAATGACCGTGCTGAGATGAGAGAATATGAAGCGAGGATGAAGTTAGAAGAGAAACTCGCTGAGAAAAGAAAAAAACAACAAGCATTATTAGATGGTAAAAGAGAAGGCGCTGACGGCAAATTCTATAAAAGAAGAACTCTAGCAGATGCCAAATTATTTATATCAAGAAAGGCAAATGATGCCAAATTATTTGCTATACGAAAGACTCAATCACTTATCAGTGGCCTCATGTCAATTGCTCCTTTTCTTGCTCTACTTGCGATAGTAGGTTCTATAACTGCAGCTGTTGTTCTGTTCAAAGATGAGGCGATTACAGGTGTTATAAAGGCGACACAACTCATAGCAACTAGAGTTACCGACATCTTTAAAGGATTAAGAGCAAGTCTTGCTAAGTTATTCCCTAAATTGATGGCACCAAAGACTGTAAAACCTCCAGTCAAACCCAATGTAAAACCTACAGTTGCTGGGGCAGCTGATGATGTAGCTAAAGGTGGCGCCAAAGAACTTGCTAAGAAGGCAGGTACTCAAATTCTTAAAAAGATACCAATCGCTGGTGCAATTGCGGAGGGAGCTATAGATGCAAACTCTAATGCGAAGAAACTAGAACTCATAACAGCCGCATATGAGAACAAGACACCAGTTATAGATGACGGCAATGGCGGACTAAGACCATTGACTAAAGAAGAATTCGAAGGTGCGATTAAGGCGAACAAGGCAAATGCTGCTGGTTCAGTTGGTAGAGGTGCAGGCGCCCTTGGTGGTGCAGCTCTTGGTGCTTCTATAGGTTCTATTATTCCTGGAGTTGGTACTCTGGTAGGTGGAGTTGTTGGTGGTCTTATTGGTGGTATATGGGGAGGCAGAAAGGGAGACGAAGTAGCTACTAATATTGCAGGAGATATGTTGGGTGTCGAAGACCCTCAAGGAATGATTGATGCATTGACCTCAAACATAGAAACAAATCTCTCTGGAGACCAACTGGCGAATCTGAAAGGCGACATAGATGATTCTAAAATAGCAGGTGGGGGTGATACTGTAGTTAATAATGTTGCAAACAACACCAATGTGAGTAACCAAGAATCAATGCAAGTAAACATGGAATCTGTCAACGACAATCAAATGAGTTATTCTACAACTTAACCTATTCAGGTATAAATCTTTTTTTTCTACTGTATAATGTTTTGTCCGAATGGACTTGTGTAGCACCTTGACTAGGTGTTTCTTTTCTAACTTTTACCTCT